TCTTGCCATCTACTACACCTGCACATTTCTGGCGGCATAGTAATTTGGTTGTTGAACTGCTGTGACGCCAAGTAGTGTTGCTTTTGATCTTAAACCGTTAAGGTAATATGCTAGTGTAGCATTAACAGTTACTCCATCTTGCCCTTTCATTTCTTCTAATAGTTCATGAACATCACGTTCATAACCTTGAGCAATTTGGAATATTACTGCTGTAAAATCATCAGCAATATCAGCGTCTTGATATATTGATTTAAAGTAACTGCGTACAATATCGTAGTCCGCTGAATCTACTTTAATTTCTCGTTTATAGAAATTGTCAAATAAGATTATAGACGAATCAGTAGTTGATTTTTTTACGTTAACTGTTCCCATAACTTTATTTAACCTTTAATTTGTGTTGTTAGTAGTTTTTACTGTTGCTTGTAGTTTGGTATCTGCTTCAGTAACTAGCCGTGGTGTTGTATCAGCCTTAACTGTTTCAAAGTTTTCTACCGTAGGTTGTCCTACGTTTTGACCGTTACTCTGAGCTCTTGAACTTGTTGTTGCTGTAGATGTACCTTGTGGTACTGGCGCTAATGATCCTGCACGTTGGCTAATTACTTCTGCTCTAGTAGGTGCAGATCTTTTAGGTTTATTAAAAGCAAATCCTCCGCCTGCTCTTTCATTACCGCCCAAACCACCAATTGCTTTTTTAGTTTCTGAGTTTATTTCTTCTTTAAATGTGTCGCTAGGACTTTCCATTTTCTTGTAAGTATAAACTGCTCTAGCACCTTTAACTGCGGCACCTAATAAATTACCTGAACTTAAATCCTCAAATGCTCCTACACCTGCATCTAATAGACCGCCTTGGCCAAAGAAGGAGTTAGTTGACCCTGGTCGGCTTAGTGAGCTAGGCTCGTTATCATAATATTCTGGTGAAGCAAATCCTGGAACTTGGCTAGTACCGATAGCACCACTACCATATTTCACTGACTCATATTTGATAGTCATTCCGTGAGTCATTGTATCCCCACCCGCTGAATAATCATAGGTGTCATGTCTAAAGTCTGTGATGATCGGGTTTACCAGTGTATATGAAACAAAACTGTGTTGATTAAATCCGTAAACTGTAATATCTTTAAAAAATTGAGGTTTGTTTGTAGCACCGCCTACACCCTCACCCATGTATCCCCAATCATTACCTATTCTATCATTTTCATAAATATCTCTACGATTTTGGTCATCGGCATTTCCTCGGCCACCACCGCCTCCGCTGGAACCGCCAAATAATCCGCCTAAGCCTCCGGATAGTATACCACTAATATCATTAGGGATAAGCCCACTGATCATATCTGAAAATGGTCCACCTGCACTAGTATTTGTAGATTGTGTAGATTGATTACCACCGTATGCTTGGCTTGGGTCTTTATAAAAATAATTATAGTAAGCAAACCATAATGATCTCACAATATCACTTGAATCATCGTGAAAATCAATATTTACTGGTTCGTAATTAATTCTTGTTTGAATGTTACGCTTTCTGTTGTATTGTTGCATAGTTTCAACATCAAACGTATAGTTGGGTAATTGTACTGATTTCGTTAGTACACTAATACGTGAACTGTCTCTAGCACCAAATAACTTCGTAAGACCTGGTATCTCAGTAGTATTAACATTGAAATATACATGGAAGAGATACTTCTTTCTAGGTGCTAGACCATAACCAGCAGACCTGAAAGTCTTGCTGGCATGTCTATAATCTTTTAGATAGTCGCTACCTAGGAAGCCCTTCAGAACATTATCGAAGAAGCCTGCCATAGTCTATTAGCCTGTAACTACAGTACCTAGTGCTCTACCAACGCCTGTACCAACGCCTGATGATAATGGTGTTTGTACTGCGTTATCAAATCTAATGTTTAGTGTAACCGTTGCTGGTTCAGACGTCGCGTATGTTAAGTCGTTATAGTTAACAGTTGTTAAGTAACAACCATATAGTTCCCATGTTTCTAAAACTACTGGTTCGTTAGCACCGTTACCACCATCTAACACTTCGCAACGTGTAATGAATTTATAGTCAATACCAGCTGAAGCTGATGATTGTTCCATAAAGTCAAACTGTTTCTGTAGTTGTTCACCAACTAATTTAGAAACATTGCCGCCTGCGTCGTCACGTAAATTAACTGTAGCATCTTCCCAAGTATGCTTACCGGCCATTCTCATTTTTGAGTTATAAAGATCGATAGTGATATCGTCAAAACTCACAGATGGTCTAGTAAAGTCTACGACTTGTTTTGTTAGCTCAGTTCTTGGTGTTGATACACCAAAGTTTTCAAATACCGTTCTAAAGCGATATTTGAGTTTAGGCATTAATAAGCCTTGTGTACTAGCACTCTGATCACTCGCTAAAGGAACAGTCATTCTTGTTAAAGATGAAACCGCCATTTTTAATTCTCCTTCTTGGTTATGCTAATATTTATCATCTCGCAATCACAAAAAATGGCACCGAAGTGCCATTATCTGCGTATATAATGATTATACTATTTTATACATTACCTGCTTCTATTTCGCCAGTATTTTTAATTCTTACTGGAATATAGATAAACTCAACTGCTTTAGTTGGTTCAATAGCAATATCAATATAAAGTTCATTTCTATCAATTCTTGCTGGTGTATTGTTTGTTTCATCACAAACAACTAGGTAATCGTAAATACCACGTTTAGCAGTAACATCGTTTAATAACTGTTCTACTGCGTTTTTAACTTCGTTACGTGTAATTGTATCATTTGGTTCAAACATAAAGTTTTTACCAACTGCTTCTAATTTCTCACGTAAGTAAGCAACTAAACGTGCTACGTTGATTCTGTCTAGTGCTGATGAAGAACCTGCTAGTGTTTTGTTACCATAGTTAGTTAAACCACTACCAGGAATAAATGTTAGTGGGTTAATTCTGTTTTCATACAATGTGTCACGTACTGATTCTCTGTTAGCAACCTGTACAAATTCACTTGTATTACCGTCAACATAACCTAGTGCTGTAACGTTATCAATTAAACCACGTCTGTTACCTGCTGGTGCTAACCATGGATAACCAATATCGTCATTTCTAATAAATGTTCTTAATACAGCATGTGATGCTGGAACAACTACTGCGTTACCTGATAAGTCATTAGCTCTTGCTGATGGGTAGAACGTCGCCGCATACGGATCATTAGTTGCTAGTCCGTCTTCACTGTCTGTACCTTGGCCCATAGCATCAGTTGCCCAGTTAATTAATTGAGATGAGTTATCTGTTAATCTAAATGGTGCATCGCCAATAATAAATCCTGTGTTGTTTCTATCATTGTTTAGTGCCACCATGTTTTGCATTAACTCAGGATAACCTGGAGCCGCTAATAAGTTAAATGTTCTTTGTTCTTCACGAATGTCAGTATTTGAGTCAATACCTGCTTTCAGTGCCGCTACAACCATTTGACGTTGTGCTTTACGTCCCATATATGGAGAACCATCTGCTTTGTTACCTGATACTGTTACCCATGTATCTTTGTTTGTTGGTAAACTATCATTTGGGAAGTCAGTTGCGTTAAAGTAATTTACTTTGTATTCTTTAACTGTATAGCCTGAACGTCTTGTATTGAATAATAATGTACCTGCTGGATACAAATTCTCATCTGGAGCATCAACGTCTAAGTAGTTACTTGTTGCTAGTGCTTTAATAGTAGCAATATCACCTGTAACTGCATCAACATCTGCTGTTGACCAACGAGCATCACCAAATACAATACCGTTTTCAGTTGTTTGATCAGCGTTATCAATAGTTACCCATTGATCTGTACCGTCTACTGATTCCCAACGTTTAACCATTGGATAGTTTTCTAAATCTGAAGTATCTAACCATAAATCACCGTAGGCTAATGATGTTGTACCGTCTGACTGTGTAGTTGGAGCACTTGCTGAAACTTGACAACCATTAACGTCTGTGTTTGATAAATCAAAGCCACGTACATCATTAGTTACTGTTCTGTAACCTTTCCAGTTTGACCCATCATGTACCATGATATCAACTTCATCAATTGCTGAATGATACCATAATGTACCGGTTGCTGGATCTTGTGTTGGTTCTGTTGCTTTTGCTTCATATGTTAAAGCATTCCAGTTTGAAATTAATACTGAAGCACTGTCTGCTGTAACTCTCATGTTACCTGTTACATCTGATAGTGATGAAGCACCATATGCGTCTAAGGTTGGAGTACCAACTGTGTCAGTAATTTTAATTACGCCACCTTGTGTGTGTTTAATTGTTAAGTAACCATCTGTTACTGAAGCAACAGTGTTAGGAACATTAGCCGCATTAAATGCCGCCGCGTAGTCAGCAATAGTATTACCTGCTAGTGTAGCAGTTACTGGTGTTGACATTGTTGTTGAGTTTTTAACACTTGCTGAAATTGTAAACGCATCACTTGCTGTCATTGTAGGGCTCGCCGCAGTTGAAGTTGCTACTGTGTCGCCTGTTCTTGAACGTACATGTAATTTCAATGTAGCAGTGTAGTTTTCTGACCAATCTAAATAGCCATATACAACACCTGCTGAAATGTTTCTACCACCACCAGCTGGGTCAAGTTCTTTGTTTGCTGTGGCATCGTCAGCATATAAAGGAACTGTTAATGTAGCCCAGGTGTCTGTGCCTTCGTCATATTGTTTAACAGCAATAGTAGCACCTTGGTTTACTGATGTTGTTTTCTGCCATAAAGAACCTGTTGGTCTTGGAGCAGTATCAGTTGTTTTCCAACGTGGTAATTGTGTATGCTTAGCCTGTGTAAATTCAGGAGCATAATATGTACCTGCTGTAATACCTAAATCTGTTAACAGTGTACCTGTACCTGATGAACCAGTTTCAATAGTCCAAGCACCGTCTGCTGATGAACCTTCTGGAGTAACATCTGAATCAGCATAAATTTCTAACTTACCGTCTACAGCCGCGGCTGAGATACCAGTAATAGTTGCTGAGTTAATATCACTTGCTAATGTTGAAACAGTTGTACCTGATGCTGTAACATAACTGCCATTAATAGCAAAACTATGTCCAGCTGTTAATGTTGGATTTGTTGTACCACTCTGTACTGAATAGTGAGCGTTTTGCCAATCATCTGATCCAACTAACACCCATGTATTATCTGATTTTTTATAGTAAACTGGGTTAGAAGCATTTGTTGTTACAACAGCATAATCACCAATAGCACCAACTGATGACTTAGGAACACCTGCTGTTAAGTCGTCTGTTGACGTAATTGCTAGTGGTACTACATTTGTAAATTTACCTGTTGCTTTGTTCCACTCAAATAAACCCCATAATGTTTCTGATGTATCTAACCAGTATGAGTTATCGTCAGCGTCACCAACTGGTCTAGTTAGTCTTGCTGAAAGTGCGGCTAAGTCAACGTCTACACGTTGGACATAAGCTCTGTTAGAAACACCCAACACTGAGTGAGCGGCTAATAAGCCATATTCGTTTAGTTCGTAGCCGTTTAGCGGAGTACCATTCGTTGTTGAATAAAAGAATGGGTTACCATATAATGATGCTAATTCTCTTTGGCTAGTAACTAATTGTACTTTATTTGCGTTGGCCGCTGTTGTACCAGTAGCTACGCCTGTTCCTGTACCACTTACTTTGTTTTGTGCTGTTGCAATAAGTATGTAAGGAACTGAATTCGTTGCGGCTGGTAAGTATTGACTTTCGTCAACTACACTTACTTCTACGCCTGGGGATACTAATGCCATAATATTTTCCTCTTAATATATTCAGTCTTTTAACTGTTACGAATATTTATACGATTAGCACTAAAAACGCCTAATTACAGAGCCTTTGCAAAGGTTTGCGTATAAATACCTACATGCAACGCCCTATATGCCAGGCCTGTAATCATCATCCGGCCGCAATTAACTATAAGAAAGAAGGTAAGACACATTACCGTAGCCGTTGTGCGATCTGCATTAACAAAAATAAGAAAATCAAAACACCAACACCACGCTGGTTGCTTAAAGGATATAAGAAAAGAACTAGTTGTGACCTCTGTAGTTTTAGAGCAAAACATGGTAGTCAAATACAGGTCTATCACATAGACGGTAATCTAAATAACAACGAATTAATTAATTTAAGATCAGTTTGTTTAAACTGTGGTGTGCTTATACAACGGCAGGATTCGACATGGAAGCCAGGAGATCTTGCTCCTGATGTTTAAAAGATAGTAGATCTTCTACTTGCTTATAAAGTTCGTCTAGCGTTCCGTTATTGTCTAGAGTAGCATCAAACTCAGTACCAATCCAGTCATACTCTGAACGGTGAACTTTTAGTGTTTCTAATTTTTTAATATCACCTTCTAACGCATATTGATACCACCCAGGTCTATCACCTCTGACAACTTCTATACAAACAGCGCCTAGATCTTTTAACATCTTAACTTCATTTTTAAAACGGACATCTGAGATAACAATGTCGTCATCTGTTTTACGTAGTT